AGAACCTAGCTCTTTACTAAGTTCTGAAAGGTAATCTTCATCACTTATTTGTTGCTGTAAAACTGTTGTTTTTTGATACTCAGTTGTGCTATTGGCAACTTGTTTTGATTCATCAAATGGTATAACTTGTAACTGCTCAATATCGTTGCTATATACAGCTCGTACCTCCTGTAGTATCTTGAATTTAATATGATCTGATAGTAAAATATTCTTAAGCAACTTGATGTAATATTTGTTTTTAACCGCTGCCCCAAAATCACAAGATGTTAAAATTTGATAAGCCATATCTGCTTCAAAGACTCCAGCTATTTTACGCTTCAACTGAGCCTTCATACTACGATCTGTACCAGATTCAATATTTGCTAGATACTGTTCTTTAAATCTTCCTACATCATTAAATCTAAAATTTACGCTATTAGCCTGCTCAGTAGTTAGTAATTCATTTGCTAACGCTTTTGCCATATAGCTTAGCACTGCTATCTTATTTGCAAAATGACGGTTTGGATATTTATTTGATAACTTCAACAGTAATTGATTTATGAAGTATATGTTGAAGCTTCTACTAGACATACGTTGTAGTATAACTGCATCTTCCGGTGTTAGTGGATAATAATCTGCTAGTCTTTTTCTTTTGGGATAGCATTCATTCTTTTTAACCTCTGAATCCTTAGTAATAGCTGGAGTTGCTAACTCACTATTTTGCTCATAATCCTTGTTTGATGGCTTGTCATTACTAACATCACTAAGCTCATAGAAATTCAAATTCTGTTGTTGCTGTTGATCTTCTTTTTCATTTCCTACTAACTCAATTTCTATAAAATCATCAGATTCCGTATATTTAAACTTCAAATTTTGCTGTTGATCTTCATTTTTATTTTGATCATTCTCTACTAACTTATCTTCAGTAGATCTAGATCTATTATTATTTTTATTATTATATCTATATGTAGCTGCAATTTTTTGCAGGTTCACCTGCAAATTCTTGCAAATTGATGTGAAAATTTTTTTGTTGTAGAAGGACAATTTTTTCTTCTTTTTTTTCTTTTTCAGTGAAACGCTGAAAATTTTTTAGAAGTTTCACACAAAGAACATTACGTACCTTGAGATTGCCTTTAATTATTGTTCTATTTTCAACTTTAATAAACCTGCATTTCTTAATTCAACCAAGCATTGCCTAACTCTGCGGTAACGAAGGTTTAACTCCTTTTCAAAAAAGTAATAACTTTCCTGTAATTCATCTATATCTTTGTTGTAACAGATATGTAGTCTATATACTATAAATGATAAAAGCTGTTTAGATGTCTTGCTTAAAGCTTTAGTATTATCGCCAATTAGATCTTTCCATTCTGCTGGAACAAAATTTCCAATAAAACGATAAAAGACAGTTGCATTATTGCTACTGTTATTATTAGTAATTTTGCAATTATTGCTTGCAAAATTACGCAAATCTCGCACCATTTCAACCTCCAAAAATGTCAGGTATAGCAGGTGATTTAGGCAATTTTTGCTATCAAAAACCACATTTTTTTTAGCACAAATGTAGCAATTTTGTAGCTACACTCGAAATTTAACGCTCTGAAAGGCTTATAATAACTTAAGTAGTTTTAAACCATACATCTATAAGTCAGATAGTATTATAAATATTATAACTGCTAGCACATTCACTAATTATTTGTGTAGCCTTAGACATATACTCTCGTACTAACTCCATACAAGGTATATCATAATGAATTGTTGAGTTTGGATTAATATGATTCAATGCTATACCAATTATCCTCTCACTTGCGCCTGCATCCCCATACAACTTGCAAACGTCCTTCTTAGATCGTGTATTCTGAAATTTTTTATGCTAGCCTTTTTACAAATTATCTTCCATGCGGTATTTGGATGCGATAAGTGTCCGCTTTCGCTAGTAGCACTTGGTAGTACCAATTTACTTGTAGATATTGATTTCCTTGCTTGCAATATTTCCATTGCCTCATCTGTTAATGGTATATTTTGCGCCTTTCCGTTCTTAGTTTTTGGTATATGCCATATTTTTCTTTCAAAATCTATATTGTCCCATTCCATCTCTAATACATTACTTTTTCTAGCTCCAGTATATAACGCTAGTAATGCAAAATCTCTTATCAATGGAGTTGTTTCTCCACATAATACGTGTAAAAGTCTACCCATTTCATCGTAACTTAGACGTCTCTCTCTTGCTTGCAGTTTATGCTGCTCTATTCCTAGAGTAGGATTGTTTTCTATTAATCCCCATTTTATTGCCTTATTAAACATAGTGCGTAAGGTTGCTAGCAATAGATTTGCTGTGGCATATTTTCCCTCTTTGCTGATATCATTGAATATTTGTTGAATATCACTCATTCGAATCTGGCTTATCTTTTTTCCATATAATGATTGTGCATAAGTATGTACTCTGTCAGTATACTCTTCCCAGTTTATAGTATATATTTTGGCATACTCTTCAATATACCTATAACACAGCTCTTTGAATGTAATATCGTTAGCTTTTCTTTCTCTTTCTTTTATACGATTCTCATTTTCTTCTATCTTTTGTTGACGTTTTACTGCTCTTGGACCTATTCCGTTCGCCATTAATGTCTTTAATTCTCTTGCTATTTTTCTAGCTTTTTTAATAGATAAATATGGAAATTCCCCTATCGTTATTTTTAAACTCTGGTTTTTAAATTTTTGTTCTAAAACCCATGTTTTTCTTACTCTTCATCTACGGACTACCCATGAGATTTTCAGTTTAAGTCCTATTATATCTGGATCGTGGATAATTAATAATTTTTCTCCCTCAGGAATTTCAATTTTATTTAATAACCGCTTTATTAACTGTAATGATATTGAAGGCATAATCACCACACATAATATTAATGTTGATATTATTAATATATATTACGTTTTATTGAACATCTGATATAAATTATGCTTTTTTTGATATCAAATTTTTTATACTAATTTGTTCATAATACATATAACTTGAAAATCGCTTATCAATCCCAGGTTGTATATATTTTTCGATCATTAGATTAACCTCTAGATTGAAAACTGGCCACCAATTTCCTAAATTTTCTGTCAACCTTTTGCTTTAATTTTTTTGTTATATTGACAAATATTGCAAATATGTTTATAGTTAAGGTTGAAGCTTGATTAAAAATATTAATAAAAGTTAACACAAGTTAATAGTAGGTTATATAAAGTGTAGAAGTTAATAAAAATTAACTTTTCTTCTTCCTTATACTTGATCTGCCTTTGCACCTTTACCTATGCGTATGTTATATGTAATAACTTACGCATAGCGGCAATAAGGATAAGCATTTTGGGTTTGCCAGTATCAGACAAACGTTGAGAAAATTGCTTGATAATACAATTATGTCTTAAGGTAGACATAGCAGGCATATAAAAAGACTTACATAGATCTGAATTACCAGTTCTAGAGATTCTACTAGCGTCACGCACAGAACTACCAGATTGCCGATGCTTAGGATTAAGACCTACAAAAGCTACAACTTGTTTAGCAGAACTAAATTTCTCAATATCTGCTAAAAAAGCAAGAACTATAGCTTGTGTTTTCGTCCCTATGCCTGGTATTGACTCAAGTAACATAGCTTTATTATGAAGATCTTTGTTATTTTTAATATGGTCATTGAGTTGTTCAATTTTCTTTAATTTGTGTTTCAAGAAATTTAATATGCATTTGAATATTATTAGCAATTGCTTTAGAAGCTCCTTCTAATCTATTTGTTTCTTGTGTTTTATGCTTAATTAAAACATTCAGGCGATTAACTAGCTGCTGTAGTTCTTGAATATAATGCGGCTGTGGATACCATGCTTCCGGTTTCATTGCTTTGCAAAAATCTGCTATTAATACACTGTCTGCTTTATCTGTTTTTGTACGACTAAGTTTACTCATTGCAAAACCTTTAATACTGGCAGGATTTACTACTCTCACTTTATAACCATAATCGTACAGATATTTAGCTAAATTTTTCCAGTAGATACCTGTTGCTTCCATACAAACATGTCCAGGTCCTATGCTTTTTAACCATGTTACTAATTTGTTAAACCCTTCAGAACTATTATTAAATTTTCCTGTTTGAACTTTATTAGGCCTCTGTAGTTCAAAATTATTGCCGATAAATATCGAAATAGACGTAAAAGATTCGGTCTTAGTTTTAATTTGATCTCTATCAAATATCTCTTTAGAAACATCAATTCCTACAATTATACTATTCATAATCACCAAATTTATGTTAAATATCTCAAAACCAACCTTGTAAATACAGGCTTTTTTGCCTAAGAATACCGTCTGGTTTTTAGTTAAAAAAGCTAGTTACTTATCTATAGCGCACAGGCTATTAGCCTTAGGAACACTACTGTATACTAGCTTTCTTTTGTGCTATTGCTATAATCTTTTATTTTATTGCAATTTCACTTATTTTCATCATACAAGGAATACTTTTTGATATAGTTTATAATCTAGAATAATAAAACATTCTTAGCCTATGAACATCTGATTCTCTGCGCCTTGATTCTAAAAATTAATCAGTTATGATGCGGAGATTGCTTTTTTTAATTTTTTTTGCAAGTTCATTTGCTAACTGGTATGCGTACACATTATCAGAATCATATTTGATAGCCAGGTTACAACTTTCCACTGCTTCTTGATGTTGCCTCAATTTATTCAAAGCAATTCCTTTATTATTGTAAGCGTATGAAAAATCTGGTTGATACTTAATATCCAAATCAAAATTCTCTATTGCATCTTGATATTGTTCTAGTATATATAAAGCAGTTCCTTTATTATTGTAAGCATCTAAAAAATCTGGTCGATACTTAAAAATTTTCTATAGCTTCTAGTAGCTTTTCCAGCTTTTTTAAAGCATTTCCTTTATTAACATAAGCTTCTGCATCATCTGGTCTGTATCGAATAGCAGTATCATAATTTTCAATTTCCTTTTGATATTGTCATAATTCCCTTAAAGCAATTCCTTTGTTAATATAAGCTTCTATACAATCTGGATTACACTTAATAGCTACATCTTCTGACCTATATGGAAATAAGTAGTACGGTATTCTCTAAGGTATTCTAACGCCATCAGCAACTGTTCCTCCAAATTGAGCTTATTTTTACTCACACCTTTTGATTTCTTAAGACCATCAACTTTCCTCAAAATATCCACCATCTTTGAAAATGTTACCTTCCTTACTCCTGTTAATCGACGAAATTTTTCATCCTTTAACTCTTTAATCTGATCGAATTTCGTTATTACCTCAAATCAGATCTTTATAACACTATTCTACATCATTCTCTAGTTTCAAAGAAGTCTATTTTAAATTAATGCACGATATGTCTCTAACTATGAAGGCATATAGAACTTATTATGATCCCCATAGCAGAGACATTCTAGTTAACAAAAAATAGTTATGAAAATATTAACACACTTGAGTTACTTGCTAAGCAAACAAGCAATAGTAAGAGCGCTGTTTACACTAGCATACAGCCCATATACTCTATATATTAGCGAACACCAACTTTTTTGTACGTCACTTAATGCTGATCCTGATAAATTAGCAACTATGCAATTTGATACAGGATCTGATATATTTCTTACTACTCCAAAAGGAACTTTCATATAATCAGCTACCACTGCTACAAATGCATCGTCCATTTCTTGAGCAGCATATTTACTATGATTACCACTAGTATTTGCAACTTCAAAAGTATTCGTAGACAATATTGGTTTCTTATCACACAGATTGTTTAGCTTTGGATAAAGCGCTAATTCAGGATCAATAGAGTCATTTAATAAATCGCTTAACTTTATTTGCGAAATATCATAGTGCCTAATCACTTCATGGCGAATTAGTTTTTCGTATATTTTTTCAAGTTCATTATTATTGAGTGGAACTTTAGTAAAGAATTTTGATAATTGTGATGTTATTTGTGGTTTCCATTTTGAGGTATAGCAGCTATTATTAATTTTAATACCTTTATATACAGCATTTTCAAAATTTATTCCATGACCTTTATTAAGCTCGCATAGCGCTTGATTTGTAATATTGACAGTGCCAATCACATCTTCAATTACAGTTCCACCAGCTGTACCGCTTGTTATTATAAGACTAGGAGAAGTTTCATGAATAATTTTTTCAATTAATACAGTAGTTGGCACTTGATTTATTTCACAATTAAACTTTTTTGCTACAGTATCGTCATTAATATTTGTAATTAGCCCATCTGTTGATGGATGCATATCTGACTTGTATAATAAAAGTGTTTTTCCATTTGATAATTGAAATATTGCATATCTTCCCCAAGCTTCTAGTTTTTTAGAAGGAAGAACAGCTCCCTTTAACTCAACTGCATGCATAAAATCTTGATATCCAGATTTATATAAGCGCCAGTTGGTATTGTTAAAAGCATTACTATCAGCTTCTCTATATTTTATACTGCTGTTATTTGAAAAAAAAACATGATTCAAGGCTGCAAATTCAGCGTTTGTCCATACGATAGCAACATAATCTGCTTTTGGTAGCTCCGCAACTGATGAATGCTCTTCAGAAGCAATAAACTTAGGATTCCCAATGCCAATATTACTAAAATCAATAGCTGGTAGGTTTGGAAGATTTGTATGGCTGTCAAAATTATCAACTGAATCTGATTGAGAGAAAGAAAGTATATGTCTAGTTTTTGTGTACATAAAATAATCTCGTATTTTTTTCTTTAAGAAGCTTAAATACAACTTTAAATTGCGCTAGTCAACAGTAAATTTAGATATAGCGCAAACGTAGGAAATAGGTACATAATATGCTAATATGAAAAGAGTATAAATAATGCTAGATAAATAATGGCAAGCAGTTACAGTTATGATTTAAGAATGAAGATATTCAAAGCGGTAGATAATGGACTATCAATTGTTACAGCATGTAAAATATTCAATATAAGTCGTAATACGATATATAGTCATTTACAATGAAGTTTGCGTATAAAATATCCTGTTGGTAAATCCTATGATGCTATTGTCGCTTTTTTCTATACTCAAAATTCATTGTAAATGACTATACTCCATATTAGAACATTATTGGTTTAAGATTAAGAACGGAATAAGAAAAGTTACTCCTCAATTCAAAGATATTAGCATGTCTGTAGAACGCTTAATGAAGTTTATCTGATTGTACCTATTTCTTACGTTATTGCTATATTACAATGGTCAATGTTAAGGTTATTAAGTATAGTATTATGAACTAATACTTGTAGAAATATGATCAATAAATAAACAGTTATTAATTGAAATTATATTTAAATATATCGCATAATTTAATTGTGCATTATCTCTCGTAGACCTTTTACATTATGTTTTCCCTGCTTTCTCTTATCCTAAACTGGCGTTACTAATCTTCGTAAAGATATGAAAACATATTTATTAGACATAGATGATAAGCTCTTATTAAATAAACGTTCATTAATTGAGTCTGTCTTTAATGTACTAAAAAAACACATGCATTTAGAGCATACTAGACACCCTTCTCCTCTTAATTTCTTTGTTCATATAATTGCTTCTCTTTCTAGTTATTCTATCTCCAAACTTAATCCCTACCTTATCTCATCTTCTTTTTCTTCATTCAACTTATCCTAATCTAGCGTTAGGAAAGATAACCCAGTTTATCATGACAAAACACCATTGTTAATTTCCAAATAAGAATTCACCCTAATTTCCTCAAGAAAATCAGCATCATGGGAGATGATAATCATTGCACCTGGATAAGCTTTAAGGACTTGCATAACATGTTCTTTCGTTTCTAAATCAAGGTTGTTGCTGATTTCGTCAAGAATCAGAAGCTTTGGTGTTTTAGCTGCAATTTGTGCCAAACTAAGCCTTGCTTTTTCTCCACCTGAAAGCGTGCTAACAATGGCATTCACTTCCTCATTTTTACGAAATAAACAGTCATTCAAATGGCGACGTACTTCAATGTGGGACCAAATTAGCACCAATTCAGCAATGGTCTCTAATACGGTCTTTCCACCAGATAAGGTATCGTAATGCTGATCTAAATACCCAATATCATTGATCTTAGGAGCATATCAGTTGCCAGATTTTATAATACAGGCATCATCCATGATTGCCTTAATCAAGGTTGATTTTCCGCTAGCATTATCACCTTGTATAGCGATACGATCTCGTGAACTTATGGATAGACTGATCTTTTGAAGCAGAGGCTCTTGTTCCGCATAGCCAACACTGCCGTCACTGATCGATACAATCGTTCGATCACCAATATCTGCACTACTTAGTGAAAATTTTGGCACAATAATTTCAGGTAGGCGCAGATTGGAAAGTTGATCAGTTAAATCCTGTTTTTTATGATCGATAGCAGATTTTTTGCGACCAAATGTTTCTTCAGCTCTACCGGCTTTGGCTGTGCTTACAATCGTGGGCCATTTTCTTTGGTGAATGCTTTTTTCACCCTTAGCTTTGCTTTTAGCAGCTCGTTTTTGCTCTTTCATTAAAGCATGATGCATGTCTTTTTTTTGACGATCGAGGCGTGTTATTTCTTGCTCTAAGGAGGATCTAGCTTTGCGTATTTCGCGGACATAATCATCATAGTCGCCGGAAAATACACGGATTTGCCCATTATCGATATGCCATAGTGTATCAATGCAATGGCGAAGTAACTCTGTATCATGAGACACGACAATAAGCGTGCCAGGATAAGATTGCAACATTCGCATCAAGCTTTTACGGTTATGTCTGTCTAAATGATTGGTTGGATCATCGAGCAGCAAAACATTAGGTTCAAGGCTCAATGCATGTGTCACTGCCGCATTTAAGCGCTGCCCACCACTTAACGAATCAAATTCTTCAACAATTTGAGGAACAAAGCCAATAATCACATCAGCTGTACGCAAAACATCACCACTTGTAGGTTCGACCATGCCATTCAATATTTTGAGCAAGGTAGTTTTTCCACACCCGTTACGACCAATAATGGCAATACGGCTACCATAAGGAATTTGCACACTAAAATCGTCAAAACAGGTTTTATGTGGGAAGGACAGCTGAAGATTTTTGATCTGAATCGGCTTATGTATCATAAGCATCTCTTTAAAGTATTTAGGGCTATAACGAATTAGCTGAAGAGTTTGGTCTTATGCCCTTTGTAGGGCTACTTTAAGAGATAATTTTCATGATACCGACAAAACCTCAAATTGATTTTTCTGACATACTATGTTCACATAGTACCCTATTTTAGAAAATAACTCAATCTCAATGTTTTTGGCAAGCTTCAAACTTATCCAGCAAATCCATGTAGTCTTGCAGCGCTGGGATCAGATGGCTTTGTTCTGGTAATTCAGCAACTGACTGCTCGATCTTATGCCATTCTTCTTGGGTATAATGGGGATAAGCTGGGAGCTACTTTGGTTCTGCATTCCTACGCTTGCGCAGCCGCTCAAGCAGACCAGACTTACCCCGATCACGATAAGATTTATTGCTCATCCAGTTTTTCATAGGTTTCATGTAGCTCTACGTTTTCCTCTGCTTGCTCACGCTTCAACCGTTCCCAGCCAAGCATATAAGCTAAAAAAGTTTGGCTGAATTCGCGAATAGCTGCAATCAGTGCAGATAGCCAAATGGACATCATCGCTCAAGACTTCTGATCAATTTTGGCCTGTGTGTTTTTATTCATCACGCGCCCAACGACGTATGTAATCACCATTGCTGCAATACTGGCGACTGAGACTTCGTTGAGATTGAGCCCCAGTTCTGATGCGCCTGCAACAGCAATGCTGCCGATTAAGGTTGCCCAAAATTCAGTGGTTTTTATTCCTGGTTTCATTTTTAATCTCAAATATTAAAGTTTATGCATAAGCTCGTTTTAACCAACCTTTGAGGAATTTAGCCCGCCTTGGCTGAGTGGTGGCGAGTGTTCGATAATATCCAGCGGCTTCAGATTTCAATGCTGCAAGCAAGTCGCTAAGATCAGCCTTATTAATCGCTACTAAAGTCATGGGACCTAAAACACCATCCTCAGCAATATCTTGCCCTGTGGATTTTAAAGCTCGTTGGACAAGTCTATGCGCCCAATTTGATCCCATATTCACCTCCAGATCAAAAACCTTTGTAGCAAGATTGACGTCCTTGATATCTTTGTAAAGCTGTGGCTCCCAGAAATCGCGTTTGTAAATGTTCTTTGCTTCATCGACTGTCAAAGTATCCACATCAACATGGGTATAGCTGCGTTTTGAAATCCAAAATTTGGTTTTGCCGCCATCATCGTCTGGATCATCGCTGTAGCCGCCTTCATGGGAAAGCACAAAGCTGACTGCATGCTCAAAGCGTACATCGGTAAGTATTTTAGGTTTTTTTGCTATGACTGATTCTTGCCTCCAATTCATTGATTTCTTAGTGAAGGGAAATAATGCGCTCTTCCAGCCGAAAGACTTTTTCTGCAAGCTGCTGGTTCTTTTGAAGCAATTCCTCCTGCATCACCAGCTGTATATCAAGTTTGGCTGCCCACCAAATAGCAGTTAAAGTTTGTAAAATCATCGCTATTACGATGCCAGGAGGTACTTTGCGATCAATGTGCCATCTTGAAAGGCAAAAGCTTTTGGGGTTATTCGTCATCCATTTCTCCATTAAAGTCGCTCGAAGCCTCAATGGTGGTGGTGTAGCAACTGCTATCCAACGTATACTCAGCACGTGTTATAACCCAGTCGTTTGGAATCCCTGGCCTGAATCCTGATAAATATATTTTGGATTCGGCTACTAACTCCGGACGACCAGCAAGGGTTATATTCAGAGTTTATGTCCCACGTGTCAGCCTTTCGAGTTTTGCTTCTGCCGCAGCCTTGGCTAATCCTGAATTGGGATAGACGCCGTGCATGGTATGAACGGGATCGCTATCACCGGCTTTTTCTTCTACGGGCTCGTCTTTATCAGGATCATGCCAATAGGAAGCGACTGAGTTGTGTTGATCGCGCTCAGCAAAAGTCACACGCTAACTTGAAATTTCATCAAGGCTTAAAGTGCCACTACCAATTAACTGTCCGGTAAACGATTTAGCCTTACCTTCTGGGACAAATAACAAAAATCCATTAGCGGGTTTGGCAATGGCTCCATGCAATTGAGCCAACTGCGTCAATAAGTGCATGTCACTTTCGGCAGTTTGATCAACATGGGGTAGCTTTATGCTGACAAATTGTGATGTAACACAGGGTTGATAACCATGTTTGGAGGCAATGGTATTAACTAAATCACCAATGGTTTTTTGATGCCATTCATCAATTTTTTGTGATTTCAGAGATGCTTTGAGATCTGCAGCATGCACCTTGATTTTCATGGTTTGAGGTGAGCCTTCGAGTGTAATTTCATCAACGATATAAACTCCCATGGACACTAAACCAGTTTCCTGATAGCCAATAGACACTTGAAGTTTTGCGCCAGTTCTTGGCAACTCAAGCAAAGAGTCACGATCATCCAAGCAGATTTCAACGGTGTCACTGACAATACCAACTTGATCGGTTATTCGAATGGATGTCAGGCGATTCCTAATCAATCCAGTAATCATCTGACCTTCTACCCAAAGATTAAAATCTGGAGTCATCTTAATTCCATAATTTAATCGTTGGTTTTTTTGCAGATTTTTGGATTTTGGGTAAATTAATCAAAAGGCCCGCAGGTAAAAAACTGCTACATTCAGCAAGTTCTGGATTGGCCATTAAAACAATTTCAACAGCACCCGATTGAAAGCCATAATGCTTCCAACAGATCCAATCGAGCATATCGTTTTCCTTAGTGCGGTAGCGTGTCATCATTCTTCACCATAGCGTTCAAGACTTAGTCTGAATTCAATTTTTCGAGGAGCTACGTCTGCTAAAAAAGTATTTTGTGATTCTTCAATTTGAGTAATGACAAAACGACCCAGAACATTTTCTTGGCCACTAATTAACATTTTGACAATGGCATTTAGGGGAGGCAAAAGCACAGAGCCTAAATTCATTCCAACTTCTGCAAGACTATTTTTAAGAAGTTGTAAATTATTAGCAGTGGTATTGGCGCGATTAGCAAATTCACGTTGCATGGAGCCTGCGAATTTGCTCTCATCATTGATCATGTTTACAGCTTTTTTGTATTCATTGAGGCTTTCCACCAGCAAGGCCACGTCATCTTGATATTCCAAAGAGATCAAATAGAATACCCGAACGTGTTTGCTTATCCATTTTCTCCATGGCTTCAAGGAACTTAATTAAAGCCCCTTGGGCGTCTTGACCGATATCTTTTTCAAGTTGTTTGGCGCTCATGCCAATTTGACGTAAGGCATCTTGGAATTTCTTACCCTGTTTGCCAGCGGTTTGTAGTTTACTGAGCATTGCGTTAATGGCGGTTCCTGCTTTTTCAGGTGCTTTACCAAGACTGATAAAAGAGCATGCTAAAGCGCTGGCTTGTATTGGTGTCAAACCAAACTGACGTGCTGTACCACCAATGCGATTGAGCCATGGTACCATATCTTTGGCTTTGACTGTAGTATTATCAGAGAGGTAATTAATAGCATCACCCAGCTTGGTCATCTCAGTGATGGGGATTTGGTAAACATTTGCCAATTTTGCCATGGCATCACCGGCTTCTTCTGCTGACATATCAAAAGCGGTAGCCATTTTAGCAACGACATTGGTGAAAAAAGCTAAATCCTTAGCGGCGATACCGAGCTGTCTGCCATTTGCGGCAATTTGGGCAAAACCCGCAGCAGATAGCGGAATTTCTCGTGACATGATTTTTAGGGTTTCACCTAATTTTTGAAGACCATCTTTGGTGTCAAAAGTAACAACTTTGCGTACATCGGCCATCGCGCTTTCAAAATCAATGGCGGCTTTGATGGTGCAGTAAGTGTTGCACCTAGCGCCACGGTATCAAACATTTGACCACGCAAATTAGCACACTGAGCTAATACGATCAAGGGCAACATAATGACCATTGAGCTTTTCCAGTGATGCACCTAATTTGCTTTGCTGGGAAATGAGGCTTTGAATATCCTGACCTGATTTTCGTATTTCACTATCAAGAGAATGTAGGGCTTCACGTTTTTGAAGATAGGCGGTTTTAGCTTTAAGCGCTGCTGTTTTAGAACGTTCAAATTCTGCAGCCAAGGCTTTGCTGGGATTGGTGGTGGCTGCGGCAAGAGATTTAACTTGTTTTTCAGCATCAATCCAGCCACACTTAGCAAGCAAAGTATCTCGATGAAGCTGCTGAAATTTTCCGACTATTTTGCCTGAGGCGTCGAGTTGTTTAATCGATTAACCAAGACGTCCTAATTGACTGATGCCAGAGGACATGGTTGCGCTAAAATTGCCTTTAAGCGCAGCGACAATGACAACGGATAAAGTATGAATGGCTGTCATGTTTTCTGTAACTCTCTCGCACTATTGATCCATAAAATAAACTCCTCTATATCCATCTCTAACCATTCGCTAATGCCGCCTTTTGCAAAAGCTGCCAAAGATAAAACACTAGCCCTTAAGTCTTCAGGTCGGATGGCAGCAAAAAACCCTGTAATGCCTCTTGGATCTTGGCGTAATTAGCAAGATCTAATTCTTCCGCAGCGTCTTTTGGAATATCTGCAAGATTGGCAATGAGTGCTACTTCCTTTTCAGCATCACTATTACCACTGCGTTCAACTGCTAAGCGATCTCGGACCTTTGGACGTCTTAAAGTCAGCTTAGAAATGCTTGCCCCGTCAATTTTAATTGGTTCAATAAGTTTAATTTTGTGCATATTAAATCCCTAAAGCAGTTTGAAGTGATGACATTTGATCGACACCATTGATTTTGCGCACCATGTTTTCAGCATCAATGGTTAATTTGTAATAGCGGATGGATACGGTGCATTTAAGCATTGCTTTATCAGCGGGTTTCCAATTACCTGGACCCAGTTCTTTGAATTGACCGCGTAAATTCACAACAACCGCTTCAGCGTCTCCACTGCCCTGAAGTCCACCACGAAGTGTAAGCGAAACAGCGTTGCCATCTACAAGTCCAAAGAGCCTAAATAATTCAGGGGCATATTCTGAAAAAGTGAGCTCTGCTTCTAATTTTTCCATTCCCATATCAATGGCAACAGGAATATCCATGCCGCCAGCACGGTGATCTTCAGTTTTAATGGAAAGCTTTGGCAAACTGATTTCATCAATACGACCGGCATAACCACGACCATCAACGAAGGTATTAAAGTTTTTAAGAATTTTTAGCAACATCAGATCAGCTCCTTGATATAATCGTTAATCAAATGGGAATGGAACACGATCCGCTCTGCTAGATAAGGTGGCGTAAAATCAAAGTCGAAATAGACTTTGCCTTGCGCAATATTAGCTAGAGTATTTAGTTCTGAATCGGGATAACACTCTCCACCTAAAATAGCGCCAAGAGCTTTGAGGTGCGCCACAAATAAGCATTGACGCTTTCAACCACATCATCCAAATAAGTGTGTGTGATATTACGATCCACGGCCCACATATGAGCGCGCAGCAAGCTGTCATTAATTAAATCAGCAGTTCTGCGTACCGATAAAAAAGCACACTTTGGATCACTGGAACAACTTCTATTACCCCAAAGTCGATAGCCTTCTTGGAGAATAATCGTAGTGACTTCATTTTCGTTGAGAAAATTAGCCCGGCAATTGGCATCACCTAAAGTAAAATCAACAGGTCTTGCTGTGCCTACAATGCCGTATATTTCCTGATTAGACGGAGACCACCAAAAACCATTTTCATTATCACTGCGCGCGATGAGCTCCGCAATATAAGGACTGTTGGGACAACCTGTTCGCTGTCTATAAAAATCTTGCCCTATGGGTCAACTATGTAAACGCGTGCATTACCAAAATCATTTCGCCAGGTAATGGCATCCTGATCATTAGTATTCGGTCCATCGGCAATAATGATGGTACGTAATCTGTCTGCGATAACCAGCATGCTACTGATGACAGGATTAGCTTGATTATTTGGTCTTTGGTGGGTAAAGCCAGGTGTAATCAGAATACAAGGTGCGGCATGTACAATGCTTTCAGCGCTTAAAAATGCTTGCACGCCTTTGTAATCGCCTGTTTGTACATCAACGCCGCCAATGATATTGGCAATTGTTTCTGCTTCATCTTCGCCAGCTTCTACGCGGACAACAATAACCATTGCACCAATTTGATCAAAAATACCATTAATCGCCATTGGCAATGTGGCTGTAGTACCGAGTTTGGCTGCTTCTCTGCGTGAGCCCACAATTAACACAGGCTTGTTCAATGGAAAAACAGCATTATCAGCATCAGGGGCTGTACCAATCAATCCAATAATTGAGGATTTGGTGGTTCTAATAGTGCGCGGCCCGCTTGATACTTCAGAAAGCTCAACGCCATGTAAAAATTGTTCAGCCATAAGTTCCTCCTAAATCTGACTCAATGTTTTTTTGAGATTTTCTTCAAAGACACTCAGAAAAAGACTCAGCTCTTCTTGAGTAGCCACTTTTTTAATAAAGCTTTGTGCTTGATCTTCTAAAGCTTCGCACCGCGCGATGGCTTTGATGCCTTTTTGTGATTTACCTTGAATAAGTTTGGCCATATCAAGCACAGAAATAGATCGTGCTTCTGCAAGCGGTGCAATTAAAGAAACATCATTTTCATCAGGAGACTGATTATTTGCTGCGGCACTTAATATGCTTTCAGATGCCTTTGCTTGAATGTCGTAAGAGCGTGATTTTTCATAGGAATAGCCTGCATATTTACGGCGATAAGTATTTAAAATAAAACGTATTGTATCTAATGCCCTTGTGCGTGAATTTTGTAATAATTCTTGAGCTACATCGGATTCATTACGTTCTGCTATTGACCCATCTTCCAATAATTTGTAACGCTTTTCCCAATCAAAATCAGCAGGCGCTTTTTGCCAGCCAGTACCTTCTGGTTTTTTAGGTAGCGTTGTCGTTTCAACTTGGAGTCCATTTTTAAATCGTAAATAGACCTCTTTCGAAACTGGTTAAGGTAGATCAAAATTATAAATGGCAGAGATCAAATTAAATCTAAGACCGAATCTTTTACGTCTATTTCGATATTTGTCAGCAATAATTTTGAACCGTTTTAGCATACCAATAACGTTTTCACTTACAACTCTTTCTTCTGCCAGCCTAAGATTATTCTTTTTATCATTTCTAGTTAAAGGATTTTTCTTGCTTTTTTTCTTTGGTAATTCAGAATTATTGTGAATTTTTTGTATACCTTGATACCATGTATCAGTAATCGCTTTAACCTTAGGATGGATAAGAATTTTGGATTTCTTAAATAATCTAAAGTCATGTTTTTTACCGTTAGAAAAATCTGTATAGTCATTTACAATGAAGTTTGCGTATAAAATATCCTGTTGGTAAATCTTATGATGCTATTGTCGTTTTTTCTATGCTTAAACCTCATTGTAAATGACTATACATATTACTTGGCGTGTTTTCTTGTCTACCACTATTTGAGTTTTTAGTGTATGCCTTTTCTTCTTTCCTGAATAATAGAATTTTTGTTTTTTTTAGGTCTTTCTATAGGACTCTCAGTAGCATCAATCAAGACTACTTCATAATTCATATCACTCTTCATTAGAGCTTTACGACCTGGAAGAGCGAAGTTTGCGTGTTTAACTAGTGTGTCTTCTACCCATTTAACAGCTTTATATGCTGAACTTTCACTAATCCCATAGTTCTGACCTATATGGAAATAAGTACGGTATTCTCTAAGGTATTCTAAGGCCATCAGCAACTGTCCCTCCAAATTGAGCTTATTTTTACGCCCACCTTTTGATTTCTTAAGACCATCAGCTTTCCTCAAAATATCTACCATCTTTGCAAACGTTTCCTTCCTTAGTCCTGTTAACCGACGAAATTTTTCATCCTTTAACTCTTTAATCTGATCACATTTCATTATTACTTCAAATCAGATTTTTATAACACCATTTTACATCATTGTCTAGTTTCGAAAGAAGTCTAATAAATTGGCATAGCTGACCTCATTTCCAAATTTCATATGAATATTGATAGCCTTGGCACTGCTAGGCCCTCGGTGTTCTGTCGATATCCACCTTAAGTCCGGTGGTTAAAAATCCATTTCGGAAGCTGTAGATGTACCAATGCAAAAATTGAGCATAATAGCTAGAAATACCAGTGTAATAGTAAGCTGAGGTATAAAAAAAATCGCCACTGTTTTACCTGCTGGTATGGTGATACTAGCCGTGCTAGCAAGATTAGCATTGGCAGTTGCATTGTTATAAAGGTTGCTCCAGGTCAGCGCACTGATTGATGCTTTATTGGCATTGGTATTATTTGGCCTCGCCAAGAATAATCCCATACCTTCATAACCTGAAGACCAATAAGTCGATCTACAAAAAGAAATCGTTCTGGTAATGTCAGCAGCAGTGGTATTTTTAATAAAAATAATGCCAAGACCGGCATAAGGATAGAAATACTCGTTGGTGAATACGTCATATTTTGTATACATTTCTTTGTAGATAAAATTGCAAGCTAAGCCTTGTAAGAAGTGGAGCTGCGGTGGTCTATAAAAACCAGCATAGTTAGTGGTTTGCGCATGAGCTCCTGCAAGAAGCTACAGCATATTGTCGGCATTGGCTACATTGTTATACCAAACCCCCAATTGACTTGTTAAATCACCATACCCCCAATAATCGTTTGCACGGCTGAGTACACCAAAAATAAATGGTAATGATCCGGTTTCAATCATGTTGCGGTTACGTACTTCTGTCATGATTGTTGTGCTGGCTGGAATATCGTTAATGGAAGCAAAATTGCTAACCAAGGTATTTAAGGCTTGAAGCTACGTTTGCCACGTTGAGTTAATCGACGCAATGTTAGTATCTTTCCTCGTATCCAACAGTGATAAATTTGTGGTTGTTGCTGTCTGTAGTACAGTTAAAGAGGTGGTTTTTGTCGTGTTGATCGCATCAATTGATGTGGTTTTAGCTGTATCGATCGCTGATAATGCCGTCGTTTTGGTGGTATTAAGACTGGCTAAATGCGCCGTAGCGGCATCGAGTAATTCTTCCAACTTTTCATCAGACATATTAATACTGTCATAAACAGTGCTTTGACCTACAATTGACTCTAAAGCTTTTGCTAAATAGGCCAGTTGATCCACAGGTGCGTTGATGGATAAATCTTTAAGGCGCTGATGTAGCGCATAAACTGCTTCTTTAGCGATTGTCATGATTGCTTTACAAATTCAAAAAAGTTTCAAAAGTAAACCGATTAAAGGCTTGCTTCAGAATGTTATGTTCAGACTCTCTGGTAGAAATGTCCGCATCCACATGAATGATTGTTTCGCGAGTACGCCGTCCTGAGCTGCTATGTTATCTGGATGGGCAGCTTATAGCCACTTTGGGTCAAATCATTTGGCATATTAAGTAATCACCACTCGAAGTGATCTAACTTTAGGCCGGTACAAAATTGTGCCGCTGAGTATTAATTTCACCAGCGTTTCAACCACATTAAAGCTGGTTAAAATATGCATACGTTCAACCAAATTATCCCCAACCTGCTTTCCAGTGGTTAGCTCAACCAATTGCCACGTTCCATCTGTTTTTTGCACATAGGCTTTGACATCTGCTGTCCTAATCATCAGTGCTTCATAGGTAATGGTGACTTTGCTGTTACTTCCAGCTGGGATTGCACGCGTTACATAATCAGCTGTTTCAGTTACATTGCCTAAAACGATCTGCACGCCAGGATAAAGTACGGGACTATGTAAGCTTGAGCCTCGCATTTGTGCATTTACATTTAAGGCACCTGTTATTCGAGAGCGCAGAGCAATAGGCAAATCATCAGAAAGTTTGTGCTCCGTGCCATTTTGTTCGGTAAGGGTGAAATCTAGATCAGTATCAGAGGCAACGCGTTCAACGTTAGCAAGAGCAATTAAATCAGAGGTATTGTTGCCGGTAATGGTGCACAAATCAATAACACGTGTATTTGCAGTAAAGCATGCGCCTAAAAGCCTAAAGGTTAAATCACGATTTTGATGATCTGTCCAGGTACTGGCGTTACTGGATGATAATAAAACACCCAC